TCGCCCGTCGATCCTGTACGGGTTCACCGTCTGTTTCCGGGAGGTCGTCTCTTGGCCGGTCCGCCGCCGAAACCGGCCGGGCGTCGGCAGCGTCGCAACCCCCGATCCTCAACGGAACGCGCCGGCCCTGAGCTGGTTGCACTCGCTGGCGGCCGCGGTGCCCCACCTGACCCGCCGGCGGGGCTGCTGAAGACGGTCCGGGACAGCTGGCCGCGGTTCTGGGCGTCGGAGCTCGCCCAGCTCGTCCAGCCCGCCACCGACCTGCCGGCGCTAGAGCGGCTGTGGACGCTGTACGACGAGCGCATGCGGGCGTTGCGCGGCTACCGAAGGCAGCGGCTGGTCCGCGGGTCGACCGGCCAGATGGTCCTGTCGCCGCTAGCGGCGGCGATGAAAGCCTTCGACAGCGAGATCCGCGCGCTGGAGGACCGCTTCGGCCTCACCCCGATGGCCAGGCTGCGGCTCGGCGTCGCGCTCGGCGAGGCCGCCCGGTCGCTGGAGGACCTGAACCGAGGCCTGGACGATGACGACAGCGAGCCCGCCGATGCTGACCCGCGGCACCGGGTTGTGGACGCCACCGCTCGACCCGCTGCCGCCCACGCTGGGCCCGAGGATCTGCCGGTGGATCGAGCGGAGTCTCGTCCACGGCGAAGGTGACTACCTCGGCGAGCCGTTCCACCTGGAGGGCTGGCAGCGCGCCCTGATCTACCGGCTATACGAGTACGACCCGGCCAGCCTGCGGCGGATCGTGCGGCGGCTGCTGCTGGTGCTCCCCAAGGGCTGCGGCAAGACGGAACTGGTCGCGGCGATCTGCCTGGCGGAGCTCGCCGGCCCGACGCAGCCGACCGCCGACGGCAGGGGAGCATTGCGGCGTTCGCCGAACATCCCGGTCGGCGCGGCGAGCTTCGAGCAGGCGGAGCGGCTGTTCGGGGCGGCGAGGACGATGGTCGCCGAGGGGCCGCTGCGGCCGTTCGTGGAGACCTTCGACACTGAGCTGCTGTTGAAGGGGCGGCAGGGCCGGCTGTTCCGGGTCGCTGCGGTCGCCGGCACCAACGACGGCGGCCTGCCGACCTGTTTCGGCGCCGACGAGATCCACGAGTGGGACGGCCGCAAGGAACGCGTCCATCTGATCCTCGGGAACTCGCTGGCCAAACGCGCCGACGGGTTGGAGCTCAACCTGTCCACCCCCGACGCCGCCGACCCCGAGACGCTGTTCGGGCGGCTGCACGCCTACCTGCTGAAGGTCGCCTCCGGCGAAGTCGCCGACCCGAGCTTCCTCGGCGTCTGGTACTCCGCCGACCAGCGGTGGGATCTCGCCGACCCAGGGCAGCTGCGTGCGGCGATCGCGGAAGCGACCCCGGCGAGCTGGCTGGACGTTGACCGGGTCGCCGCCCGGCTGGAGATCGATCGGATCCCCGAGCACGAGTTCCGCCGCTACCACCTCGCCCAGCTGGTGCGTCCCGAGGGGCAATGGCTCCCACCCGGCGCGTGGGAGGATCTGGCCGACCCGGACCGCGGTGTCCCGCCGGACGGGGCGGAGATCCTCGCGTTCTTCGACGGCTCCTACAACGGCGACTGCTCCGCCCTGGTCGGCATCACACCCGGCGACCGGCCGCATCTGTTCGTCGTCGACTGTTGGGAACGGCCGGACGGCGCCGAGGAATGGCTGGTGCCCCGCGAACAGGTCAAGGCCAGAGTCGCGGAGACGTTCCGGCGGTGGAAGGTGCGGCTGTTCGGCTACGACCCGTTCGGCTGGCACGCCGAAGGTGAGGAGTGGACCGATACCTACGGCGACGCGGTGGTGCTGTGGGAGACCAACCTGCGCAAGCGGATGGCGGCCGCATGTTCGCGGTTCTACACCGCGGTCGTGGTCGCCGGCCTGACCCACGACGGCGACCCGCGGCTGGCCCGGCATCTGCGTAACGCCGTGGTCAAGGAGACCCCGGAGGGTGCCTACATCACCAAGGCCGGCCGGCACGGCCCCAAGATCGACCTGGCCGTCGCCGCCGTCGGCGTGCTCGACCTCGCCGCGACGGCCCCGCCCGACTATGACGTGCTCGACAGCATCTTCTAGGAGGCCGTGTGCGTGAGGAGATCACCACGGCCCTGGACGCCGTCGGGTTGCTGCTGCTGGCCGCCGGCGCCACCGCCGCCGCGTGGCAGCTGATCGGCCCCTCCTCGCTGGCGGTGGGCGGGGTGGTGGTGCTGGCCGGCTCGTGGCTGGCGTCCGTACTGACCGCCAACGCCGACCGGCGGCCTCCCGATGAGGGTGAACTGTGAGCCTGTTTCACCGGCGGCTGTGGGGGATCGGCTCGGCGCAGGACCTCATCCCATCACGCCCGGCCGTCACCAGCGCCGGGACGGTGCCGGTCACGGGCGACACCGCGCTGCGGCACTCGGCGGTGTGGGCGTGCCTGCGGCTACGCGCGAACCTGATCTCCACCATGCCGGTCGACGCCTACCGGATGGTCGGCGACGTGCAGGTGGAGGTGCCCAAGCCGCCGGTGCTGGTCACCCCGGGAGGGGAACGGGTCGGCGTCCAGGAGTGGCTGTACTCCAGCCAGTTCGACCTGGACCGCGCCGGCAACGCCTTCGGGCTAGTCACCGAACGCAGCGGCCTGGGTTTGCCCGCCAGGATCGAGCTGGTGCCGTTGTCCGAGGTCAGCGTCCGCGTCAAAGACGGTGAGTTGCGGAAATACCGCATCGGCGGCAAGGAGTACGACCCCGACCAGGTGTGGCATGAGCGCCAGTACACCATGGCCGGCCTGCACGTCGGGCTGTCCCCAGTCGCCTATGCCGCCTGGTCGATCGGGGAGTACCTGTCGATCCAGCAGTTCGCGCTGGACTGGTTCGGCAACGGCACCATCCCCTCCGCGATCCTGCGCAACAAGGCCAAACCGACGATCACCGCCCGCGAGGCGCGGGTCGCGCGGGCACGGTTCAAGGCAGCGGTCCGCAACCGGGACATCTTCGTCACCGGCGGGGATTGGGAGTACTCCATGATCCAGGCCGAGCAGGCCGGCGGCGACTGGATCGAAGCCAAAGGCTACGGCGTCGGCGACATCGCCCGCTTCTTCGACGTGCCCGGCGACCTGATCGACGCGGCGGTCCGCACCGGCGGGAACATCAACTACGCCAACCAGGTCCAACGCAACCTGCAGTTCCTGGTGATGCACCTCGGCCCGGCGGTGTTCCGCCGCGAGACCGCCCTGTCGAAGCTGCTGGCCCGCCCCCGGTTCGTCAAGCTCAACTCGGGCGCGCTGCTGCGGATGGACCCCAAGACCCAGGCGGAGATGTTCCAGGTCCAGGTCACCTCGCGGGTGCGGGCACCATCGGAGGCGCGGGCGCTGCTGGACCTGCCGCCGTACACCGAGGCGCAGCTCGCCGAGTTCGACCGGCTGTTCGGCGCCCCCCGCACCACGCCGCAGACCGCCGAGGCAGCCGTAGGAGGCTGACATGCCGTGGCACATCGAGCAGGGCGGGGGCACCTGCGGTGCCAGCGAGTGGGCCGTCATCAAAGACAGCGACGGCTCCACCGAGGGTTGTCACCCGACGAAAGCGGAGGCAGAGGAGCAGATGGCCGCGCTGTACGCCAACGAGACCGCTCAGGCCAGCCTCGCCGAGGCCGCCGGGCGCCGCTTCCAGGCGCTGGGAGCATCCCCCGGCGGCAAGCTGGGCGAGATCCCCTCCGGGGCGGCCCGGCTGCAGCCGTTCAAAGCTGAGCTGCGCGCCTCCCTGATCGAGGATGGCCAGTATCAGGGGCTCCACCAGCTCGACGGGTACGCCTCCGTCACCGACCGGCCGTACGAGATGTGGGACTGGTTCGGCCCCTACACCGAGCTGGTCGAGGCCGGCGCGTTCGACGCGACGCTGGCCGCTGAGCCTGATGTGGCGTTCCTGGTCAACCACCGCGGCCTGACCATGGCACGCACCACCAACAAGATGCTCGAACTAGAGGCCGACGGGCTCGGCCTGCACGCCCGCGCATTCGTCAACCCCAAACGTGCCGACATCCATGACCTAGTGGTCGCGATCGATGACAAGAACATCACCGAGATGAGCTTCGCCTTCCTCATCGAAGACGGCGAATGGTCCGACGACTACATGACCTACACGATCCGCAAGGTCAACCTCGACCGCGGCGACGTGTCCGCCGTCAACTACGGCGCCAACCCCTACACCTCCATCGGCGCCCGCGCCAACGAGGTCCTCGCCGACCTCGACCGGCTCCCCCTCGGCGCGCAACGCGCCGCGCTCCAGCGGCTCCAACGCCGCCCCGACCTGCGCGCTCCG